CCGCCGCCAGGAACGCCAACAGCAAGAGGCATTGTTGCGCCAACGAGAGGCAATCCGCCACCACCGCCGCCGAAGCCACCACCACCGCCGCCGAAGCCACCACCACCGCCGCCGAAGCCACCACCGCCGCCACCGCCAGCGGCGAGACCGCCGAGGCCCGGACGGACAAAACTCGGAACACCTCCGCCAGCACCACCAGAGGCGGTATGTAACTGCATAGCAGTTAATTTGGCACCGCCTTTAAGTAGAGGTAACATCTTGCCTAGTCTGCCCATGCCGCCGAAGAGTTTTTCTGCGGTATCGGTACCCATTTCCATTATTGCTAAAGTAGAAGTGTAATTAAGTGCCGTGTTAAAGTTTAGCAGAGAGTCAACGACGCCATCAACATGTTTACCTATTTCACCGACTTTCGCTAAATCAGAAATCATCTGCTCATTAGCAGCAGCGCCAACCTCTGAGGCTTTTGCTGCCGCTACGGCTGTTTGTTCCATTGGTCCTACGGCTCTTTCTCCTGCGAAGGCTTCTTCGAAATATTTTCTAGTTTTAACCATGTCGCCAGAAAAGCCGAGTATCTCTCCCATCTGTTGTCTTTGTCGGCGATCAAGTTCATTAAATTGTCCATATTGTTTTCTGAAGGCTTGAACAATTAGTTCTCTTCTTTGGGCGTCATTTGCTTGCATCAAGGCTGTAGCGTTTAGTCCAAGTCCAAAGTTGGCTTGAAGTCTTCCGACCATTTCCATTGCACCCTCAAAGGTGTCCATCTGTTCAGAGACATCAAAAATATCGCTCATCGACAAACCAGTTTTTCTGGCTTGTACCATCATTTGTTTCATTACTTCTGTCGAAGAATCGCCGAACTTGGCAATCATGGGCCCAACTTCGGCAATATCTTTTGCTACCTGGGCAGGTCCTCCTTGATATCTTAGGGCTCTACCGAACTGGATTAGCTCTCTTACAGCACTGCGGGCGCTTTTTGACGTCATTCCAATCCCTCGTTGGAACAGTTCTATACTAGCACCTGTTGTATCAGCATCAACACCAAGGTTTTCAAGCACATGAGTAAACCTTAATGTCTCGTGTATTACTTTTCCGGTTGAAATCCCTAAAGTACTAAGGCTCTTGTCCAAGGATATCATAGCCTTGGCGGATCTTTCTACTGTAACCCCAAGCTGGCGGTTTTGTTTGGCAATGTCTACTATTCTTGCGCCGAGGTGTTCAAATTGTCCCGTAGCTCTTCCGACATCTTTCTGTAAATCATCAATCTTAACACTAAGTTGAATGACTTCTGAAATAGCGTCTCCGACGCTTTCTGGGATATTGATACTTAAAGCTTGCTCAAGTCCCCTAATAGCTCCCTGCATTGGGTCTGCTATGACTTGTCCTAATCCCCCCAAAAGAGACGTGGCACCACCCGCAAGAGCACCGCCGCCAAAAAGCGCAGCGAGTTTCTTCCCGGCAGAAGTATTTTTTAAGGCTTTCGCCATGGCGTCAGGGTTTTTTAATGCATCTGGTGCTTCCTTTACTAAGTCGTCCAGAAGTTTGCGGGGGTCAAGCTTGGGTCCGAACACACGAACCCTGGGCTTGTTCCCAACAGGTGGGAACTCATCTCCGGGCGGAATGATAATAAATTTTCTTAGCTTTTTATCGGCCAATTTATTTTTGCCTCACGCTCAAATCTTTTAATAGCAACATTTAAGCGGGCTTTTTGCTTGTACGTCATCGGGTCATCTAAGCCGTACTTTTTAATGTAATCTAAGTATCTTTTTTCATTGACCAGAGCATCTGTAAACCGCTCTACTTCTATTCTGTTTCCTCGGACTCTGACTGGTATCCTTCGACCCTTAAACATCTTGGAAAGAAGATACTCAATCCACGCCGCAAAAACGTGTAAGATATTTTCATTTAAAGAATTCTTAATTTCGTCTAGGTCAAGAACCTTGTTGTCGAAATCATGCCGATCACTCATAAGAATACACCTCGCTTAGGGTACTAGTAATTAGTCTTAAAAGTGATTTATTTATCTCATGCCTTTGTTCCGGGCTTTAATTTCTTTTTCTTTTTCTTCAGCCCAGCGTCGAATAAACCACTGTCGCATCAAAACCGGCAAATTGTATGCCTCTAAAAACGACCAATTTCCATAATACTTTAGTTGGAATATTTCCTCGTAAATGTATTTTTTACTAGATTCACTCAGGCCAAAAAAAGTTGACGCCGAGCGGAACCTCCATGTCCGCTTTGTTGCCACATTTGGGGCAGTCGAATTCTTGCGTAAGGTCAATATTCGGCGCAATCTTCGAATATAAATTTCTTAAAAACTTAGAGTCTCTAGCCGGCATTCCATTTACAAACTGAGCTACTGCATATCTCGATTCCACACCATTCACCGCCACAATGTAAGACCGAAGCTGATCTGTTAAAGTAGTCAAAGGAAGGTTTTTCTTTCTTTTTCTTTCTGTTTCGGCGAGTAGGCTTTTCTCATCCGCACCAGTTAAAAGCTTTATCTCAACCTCTGCGCCAGTGAGAGGTAGTTTTACAACGATTGTATTACGAGGGGTAAAAGAGCAACCCGCTTCCTCGACTTGCTGTTCAAAATCATTGAGAGAAACCAACTCTAGGTCAAATTCATACTCGCTGTCCGCCGAGCACTTGGGGCAGGTAACTTGAACCGCATACTCTTTTCCGTACCCCGTAATTCTCGTTCCTACTGTTAGAGCGTTCTTGTCTCCAAGCAACAGGTCATCAAGTTTAATCGCTTTGTTAACGAGCACACTCTCTAGAACACGATCTACGGCGATACCTTTTCTCAACAATGCTTGAGAACTGAGGATGTCCTCTTCTTTCGCTGTCATGTACCTAATCTCTATCTGTTCCTCCAGATGAAGGGGGTGCCCTTTAGGATAAAACCTCCCCTTACTAGGCAAGTCAACAAAATAAGTTGGATTTGTCCAGTTAAACCCCGGCGGTACCTCATCTTGAGGTTGTCCGGGGAAAACTGGTGGAATTGATTCTGTCTCTAGTTCTAGAGTTTCGTCTTCTTGGGGTGGGGCCCCTAGACGATCCTTGTTTCTACTCATTGGCTAAAACCCTTCTATTAAGTAACTTAATTTATCACACAATTTCTGTGTTGTTAAATTCCTTTAATATTACTTTATCTCAGCCCAATCATAGGCAATCTCTAAAGTAATCTCATTCATCTCTTCCGCAGCATAGTCCAAATTGCCGCCGAAATCAACGCTTACAATCCAAGCATTTTTTAAATTCCAAGTTTCGATCGGCGTGCCCTCAGCGTTCAATTGAGCTATAGTTATTCCACTAAGAGCATCATAAGCACCTTTTTTACTAATTGTTCCTAGTTGGCTTTCATTCGTTGGCTTTTGGTACCCAGTACGCTGAAGTCTTCGGTAAAATTCCTTAGCTAAATCTGGCTGAACTGGGTCTACTAAAGTAACTGTGATATTGTCCCAGGTGACTCGACCGGGGTACTTAAATGTGTGGTTAATAAACTGGTGTTCTACAACACCAACATTTACTTTTGGCTTAGTTGCTGTTTTAATGGTCCAGATTGGAATACCGCCCATCTGCAAAGTAAATCTAAAACGGCGTTTGGGATCGGACTTAACATCTGCCCAGAAAAGATTAGCCATGATTTATTTTCTCCTCGTGAGTAAATCTACAAATAAATAGTTCTGCGTAACTTTTTTAGTCATCAAAAGCTGCTCCGCTATTTGTGATAACAAAGTCAATAGCGAAAAACTCTGCCGACCTTGTTGGCTTGACTATCAGCTTAGAATAAATGATATTGCGATCTACCAAATCAGGAGTGGTAGTAGTTTCATCTAATATTAACCTAAAGTCGTCAATTCCAAACTGAGCCTTAACGCCATCAAGCACGGGCTCGGCTTGTTGCAAGAAGCTTGTCCATGTCGTTTGAGTGTTGGACTGGAACAAGAGCCTCGAAGCAATGAAGGAAATCTCCCTCTTCAAGAAGATCAGCAACCTTCTGACGTTAATTCTGTCCAAGGCGCTCGCAGTTTGTTGGAGTGTCTTCTGTCCGAAGATCACTATACCTTCCGCTGGGAATTTAGCTATTGGATTAATTCCTTGCTCGTACAACTTGTCTCTGTCGTCAGAGTTGTACCTCCTAGAAACATCCAGCACTGGAATTCCGCCTGCGCCTTCTGAAAGTCCGCCACGGGTAAATCCAGCCGGGGCGAACCAGGGTGCTCCGACACGGTCATTGTTCGACAAAGCTCCCAAGGCTGCTACCGAAGGAGGTACCCATGCCAAGCGATTGGAAATCGTGTCTTGGATTTGAACCCACGGAGAATATGCTGCACCAAAACTGTTATTTATGTTTCGGTTCTTAAGCTTTTCGGTTGCCTGCAAGACCGTAAAGGCATTACGATCAGCAGACGAGCCGGTCGATTCAGTAGCTGGAGTATATACTCTGTCCAAATCGATAATCGCCAAAGCGTCGCCTCGTTCTTCAGCCACTTCCAGTAGCGCATCAGTAGCACCAGCATTAGTAACACCCGGCATCGCTGCAAGATTGTAAGATACCTGATCGGCATCCTTGATAATGTTCACTGCTCTCTTCAAGGTGTGAAGCTTATTACTGGTTACTTCTGTTGCGTCAGAAGCGATTGAATTGTTTCTGAATGGGTTTTTCTCTTTAACGTCAAAGCCGTTAAATCCGCCGTGGAGGCAAGTAGTAAACCTATCAATACCTTTATCAATCGAGCCGGTATATCCACCAGATGCCTGGGCGAGATTAAAGCACGTCCCTGCGTCGCCATCTGCGTTTTGGCGGCTTCCAGAAAGATAACCGTAACGAATATTTGCATCTGGGGCAAACGATTCATCAAGAACAATAACATCATCCAGTGTAAAGACCCAAGCATGTTGCAGAGGGCTACTGGTGTAGTTGTTATTGGATGCGCTCGAAGGAAGCATCATCGCTGCATTCCAACCATCTACCGCTGATGCGGTTAGTTGTGGAGCAATATCTCTAGATCCAGTTGGAGCCGCACCAAAAATATCTTCTGGATCTGGTGCTTGAAGTTCATTTGCACGGCTCACGATGTGATCGAGAATTGCAGGATTAAATGTTTGCTCGGTGGTCTTTATGCCAGTCCAAGCTCCCCAATATACTTCTTTCATTTCCCGTGGACTACTCCAGTCAGCCTGGCGACGTAAAGGAACAGATGGGAAAACGACGTTTCCTGAGAATTGGGCATATTCGCCAGCGGCGGCAGCACCAGACAGAGCCAACATGCCGACGTCGTCATGGTCACTAATAACAGAGATCAAATAACCGCCGGGTCCGCCAAACCGCCCTGAGTCGCCGCCGTCGAGCATAGACTGTATGCCGGCTACACCGGAAATATATGTTCCGTAAGGGTTTGCAAAACCAGAGCCGCTGGTGATGCTAATCGCACGGTATGTTGCTGGTCCGAAAACACCCCAAGGAAGGAATTCCGCATTTGTGGTGCCTCGGTCAACGTCACCGTCCATAACAACTCGAACATATCTCGATTGGTTTGCATAGGTTCCGTATTCACGATTTGTTTTTTGGTCCGAATCGTATTTGACATACTTATCACCGATCACTCTAGCGATGTAACTCGGCGAAGCGGGGTTCAAATTCAAACCGTCAAACCGTTCGAGGATCTTTTGGTTTTTATCTGTATCGTCTATTGCCCGAAGAACCAAGGAGAATGTTCCATACTCTTCGAAGTCACCTTCAGGATACATAATCTTTTCAATAGAAACCTTTACACGTCGCTGGACGTCTTCGCCAGCAGTCAGCGATTCAATACGGAAAAGTTTCTGTTGAAGTTGGGCTTGGAATGCCCTGTTGGTGCCAACATTTAAATCTTGGGCAATAAACCAACCTGTTGTGCCTTTTCTTGCGGAATACAAGCGATTATTTTGAACTTGCGATGTGTCGCCCTGATTCCTCATTGGGAACATTGCCACGAAGTGCTGCGTTCCTAGCATGTTCGCATTAAGAACACCCATTGAGCCCGAGGTAGCCTTTGTAAGTTGTCTTTCATAGCTTTCCCCAAGCCAATATTTGCCGCCATGGCTAGCCGATTGAGCACCGGCTGTAGAAATATCGCTATTCACAAGTGCCGGATTTGTATTCAAAACTTTTCTAATGAAGTTTCTATCATCTGGGTTCAAAGATACCACTGCTTTGTATTGTTCAGTCGCTACACCAGCACCTGTTGCATCAAAGCCAATAGTAAAATGACCTGTGGTATCTGTTTCAAACAACACGCAGTCACTGCCTGTGTGCGGGGAGTTGGCGAGATTGCCGGCTTTGGCAACGTTGCCCGAAAGATAAACTCTTCCGCTGTCGCAGTAGACCACCGCAGCAACTGCACCACTTAACTGCACACCCGGATTGGTGGGGGTGCCGAGGGCTTCGGTGAATTTGTTGAGATTCCCGCTTGGCCATGCCACAAGAGCAAAGGCACCACCAGACTTAGGGTTAGCATTCAAGACGCCTGCTCTAAAACCCGCAGTTCCTGTTACTGCCTGACGAGCAGGATCCTCTTCGCCTATTAGACGTACATAAGTTACAGGAGCATTGTTTCTTAACCATGCTTGAGCAGCGTAAAGACCATAGGTAGGAGCCTGATGTCCAGCACTTCTCCAGGCATCGGACGGTGTATCCCCTGCGGTAGGAGCACCAAATTTCTCAATAAGATCTGAAAAAGATGTAACCGTGGTTGGAACCATTGCAGGTCCACGAGGGGCTGTACCAATAATAACTGGCCCAACTGCGCCAGCCGGGTCTGCATTTGGTATCTGAGAGTTGTCAATCTCGTCAATAAATACCCCTGGGGAAATGAACTTAAATTTTCTGTCGTCCGCCATCAAAAAGGTCTCCCTGATGTTGTTTCTAATAATTCTGCAAAGTCATCGACACAAAGCGTCATTTCTCTGCTCTTAATAAATAGTAGACGAAAGGTCAAAACTCCCTCTAAACGCTTCCAAGTTTTTACGGGCGATATTTGTCCTTGCTGTCTTTTTTAAAATATGGCACGTCTCCGGTTATAGATCTTTCTCTGCCGATAGTTATTTTTGCTGCGGTTTCTCTAACCACGACGTTTGGAGTTTTTTGATTTTTCCCCGCCCCGATGAGGTGTCCAAGCACCATTGCTGTAATGGTTGTTTGAAATCTTCTCTCCTCCGTGTTGAGTTCTACTGTGTTACTAAATCCAAAATCTGGGCGCAAAAAAGTCTCGTATTTGTTTCCGCCATGAGATATCTTAAAAACAGTAGGATCTCCAACTATAGCCGCAAAGCTTTCTACAATTTCGTTCATCTGCTGCTGGTATTCTGTGAATAAGTTAATCTCGTAGGTGACTTCCACAAAAGTGGGCATTGCAATAGAGATTGAATTATAAACAATGTTTTTATTTTCGCCCGGAAAAGTCTGCATTTCAGTATCATCTTTTCCAACGCTTTTTCTAATTGAATTGGCGTTAGCAAAGTTTTTAGTCTTGTCCTGCTGAACAGTTCTGGCCACCTCTAGTGATCCTCCTCTTTTGTAGTAGTCAAAATATGGAGGAATAGAGACGCCGTAACGCCCCTTGTTGGCTGGATTTCTGGTCATCCCTGTTCTTTTAACGGATATCAACGGAAGCTTTAAAACTCGGTTGCCATCTGTCCTTAAATTTGGGTCACTCTTTATTTGGAAAGCTCTTTCAGGCGTAGAAAATACAACGGGCACTTTTTCCGACCCCTCATTAGTGTCACAATAAATGTTTAGTTCTTTGTTAACAAACTCATAGATCGCATAATCTATATTTTCCATCTTTGATCCAGCCAAAGGATATGAGGCAGACAGTTGTGTTTTTACTGGGGTATTAGCCGGCATTGAATAGTCCTCTTCTTGCTTGTTTGCAGACAGCAGTAACCTCTAGAGAAGTTCCGTCGGCAAAGTCACTATCTTGACCAAACAAATACCTCGGCTCAAAAGCATCAACAATTTCAAAATACATTTGATCGTATTGAATAAAGTCCCCCAAACGCACAAAAAGATTTTGATCAGCAGTTAATCTTCTTTTGTGAAAATGGACACTAACATTATAAAGATTGTCATATCCAAGCTCTGTCTGTGTTCGATCGGAACCCATATACTCTACCAAGGCATAAATCCTAATCGGAGGTAGGAATGTTTTATTAATTGCTTCTCCATACAAGTCATGATACTTTGATCTTTCAATATCTATTGGAAAATAAAGTAATTGTTGACCAACAACCTTTTCGATGACTTCGTCATTGATTTGTTTAACAAAGTCACGCTCTTTTTGACCTACAAATAAAGGTGGCGGTGGCTGCGTTGGTTGAGTCCATTTTTTAGCCATTTAACTATCCTACATATATGCCGTTAGGAATGCTGCCCATGACCTGTTCAACATTTTCTTGAAGCTGGGCGTCTCCTTCGGCTAGTTTGCCATAAACTAATTCATCTAAAACTGCCTTTAGCTCTTCTCTAAGAGAGTTTTGTTCTTCTTTGGCTTCCGAAACCAAAGCTGGTCCGTTCAGCGAAATATCATTGCCAGGAATAGGGATTGTACCAAGCTTTGATCTTACTTGTCCTAGTATTTCTTTAGTCAACGAAAGTCCAAACCTTCTTATCCATTGTTTGCCAATACTGTTGATGTTCTTGTATGGAACATTTGGAAACGGAAGAGTATTCACATTGTTAACTCCGGTTGCACCATATTTTCGATCTGCTCGTTCATCGTATGCATCTTCTGAAACCCTAAACTCTACCCACATTTTATCTGGATCATTCCCGTCGGGAGAAGGAAAGATATTAAGCCTATTATCGTTCAATTTATAAGAGTAGTGAGATGTTCTCACGCTTAAATCGTGGTCGTAAGTCATTGCTTGTAATGTGTTCTGCCAACTTGGCACAACCTGAAAGGTGCTGTCATCAGCGTACATACCATAAGTCGATAAGTTTCCAACTGTGCCAACGGCGCTGCCGGCAAAAAATCTCCATGAAGCGCCGGGAGATTTATAATAAACTTTATCAATATAAACTCGGCTTGTGCCAACCGATCCGGTAAAGGATGAACCTGCTGAAGATCCATCAATCGAGGCGCTATATATCAGCGCCTGAAGATCATATTCTTGTTGGTCTTTGTTAAGTGTGAACGATGCAGAATATATTCTCTGTGTCGAGCCAAGCCCAACATGAACAGATGCTCCCTGCCCTATGTGCATGGCATACCCTAGTTGAAATCTTGGGAACTTTAAATTTGGTTTCCCGTCGGTGTCGCCAGTTCCTGCGTATTCTGTAAACTCTCCGTCCTCATCAAAACTCCCTGTGGTGTTACCCATCAAATCCGACAAGGCATTCTTTGCCTGGTGTGTGTTGATTAGGTAAGAATACTCCAAACAGGCTTCTTCATAGGCATTATAAACGTTTCTAGTGGAGATCTCTAAATCTAAAATATTGCCGCCCAATTTGTTATAGGTGTAAGCCACTTGATCAACGGCACCACTAATAAACGCAGTTGAAGAGTATATTCCGTAAGCCAAAAGATCAGAAACTTCGGAATAGGTTCCTGTCGAAGGTAATATAACGGAACTGACCGTGCTCGTTGGTTGTAAGTTTGTTGGCATTCAATGTCCCTCGGTGGTTTACTCTATAAGTAGTTTTTTGTTTTGCAAATAATAAAAGATAAAAGAAAACCCCGCCACAAGGACGGGGTTTCTTCGATTGTTATTCAATCTAATTGTAAATTAGTTGCTACTCAACCAATCCATCAACCAAATCTTCAACAACAACCAGTCCGTACATATCAGGACGCACCATCTTCTTGGCATAGCGAGTCATGACACCCTTGCGGGGCACGAAATCTTCTGTACCAAAAATGGTCGGCGTGACTTGTAGTGGAACATACGGAGCATACACATAGCCGCTTTCAAGGAAGCTCTTTCCTTTTCGACCGACCAAGATCACGTTCCGCATGAAGTAAGGATCGACATAGATGTCCATCTTACGACTAATAGAACCAACCTGCTTCACACCCCAGTTACCATTCTCGTCATCAACGGCTGCCGAAGCACGGAAACCAGCGGTGAACTCAAGAATGTTGGCAACTTCTGGCGAAGTAACGAGGAAGTTAGCACCACCACGAAGTGTCTTACGGTGAATACGAGCACTTACTTCATTGACTGTCTCAAGAAGGGTTTCGTACCACTCGCTGACGGTTCCGGTAAAGTCAGGGAAGAGCGAGCTTCCAAGAATATTACCGTCTTCACGGTTGACAAACTTGCCGGGCAAACGGCTCCAATACAGAACTCCACCGCTGCCGCCATTAACGAGGTCAGAAAGAATTTCTTGATCAATCTCAAGAGCTATCTGCTCGGAAAGGACGCTGGTAAGCTCCACTTCGGCGTCAAGGTTGTGATAAGCGTTGAGGTCCTGAGCAAGCTCGGGGCTCCACTTAGCTTTCAGCTTCTTCGTGACTGCTGTCACGGCGACGCTGTCTACCTTGATGTCGATTTCTGGAATGTTTGTATCTGCTTCCAGTCCCCAACCTTGCGTCGCAGTCGAGCCTTTGATGGCACCAAAGGGGTCGCCAGCCGAAGCAAACTTATCGGTTGTTGGATAAAAGAATGTACCCGTGGCTTTGCCAGCATATGAAGCGTCATACTTCACATTTCCGGGTCCCATTGACTCGGAAAGGTTCACAGCAGTACGGGAGCCAAGTCTCGAAAGACCAACAAGCCAGATCTGATCTGTGCTCGAACCAGAGAACTGGTTAAGACGGGTAGCATGATATCCACCAGTTTCAAGCCCACCAGCACCATCGCTACCAGAAACAACAATAGCCTGGAGGTTATCGACATTTACGCCGAGACCAATCAACGAAGCAGATGCAATCGCATAAGTCGAAGTTCCCGAAACAAGATCCGGATCAGCACGCAAAATAGCATGATATGCTCCGCCTGGCTTCGAATTGGCATCGCCATAAGTACCGGAGACCACGCCTACAACCATGGGCTCGCCATGGGTTCCACCAGCAGAACCTGTCGGACTGGCAAAACCGTTGCTCAATCCATAAAATCCGGAATGCTGATTAGCGTCCTCAAGACTGACACCACCTGTAAGTTGGCGTCCTACAACACCACCACCATAAATCGAGGTGTCTCCACCCTTACCCAAACGCTTATTGACCAACATCCCGCTATCAGGACTGTAAACGAAGTCCATGAAGAAGATGAGTCCACTTGGGAGGCTCATTGGTTGGACCGAAACAAGGTCCTGTGCCAAAAGATTGCCGAAAACACGGCGCACAATTGGGAATGCAACTGAGGCAAAGCCTTCAACATCTCCAGCAGACATGGTTGTCTGCTCTTTAAGCAGTTGAGCAGCTTGGTTTTCTAGAAGGCGAGACATGTTGCCACGCTTGTGATCATCAAGACCTTCCAAAAGACCAGTTCGCTCCCACTTGGAGAGAAGAGCTTCACCCTCGTGAGCAAGAGATCGTTGTCTAATGCCCTCTGTTAGGGTTTCAATTACTGACATTTTTATTTTCTCCTTTTTTATCAGTTATTTTTTAATCCCGCCAAGACCGCCCAACGGTCTTTAGTTGGATTTTTCTCTGAGACTTGCTGTTCTCGGCGACCGCTAAGAACGACAGAGGAACTTTTTGTTACTGCCTCAGACAACGATTGTGGAGCGTTCTTCTCTAGAACGTTCGCCATTGTCTTTTGAAGAGTTTCAAAAATTACTCTTGCCTCATCGACTGATCGTGACTTGGAAACCATCTCAGCAATTTTATTTTTTTGCCGCTCATTCAGGGAGGGGTTTTCGTAAACACGATTTGTGTAAAGTAACCTTGCGTTTTGAACGTTTAGTTCTTCTAATTTATTTTTCAGCCTCTCCAAGAGAGAGGTTAGTTTTTTGTTCTGTTTTCTAAGGGCTTCGTTTTGTTCTTCAACCTCACGATACTCCTCAATATCATCCTTATCCATTCCGTCCACACGTTCGATGGCGACATCTTCGTCAACTTCGACTTTGTCTTCTGGTACTTCTTCTTCGGAGGCGGAAGCAACCTCGGCTGCGGGAACATCTATAACGAGCAACTCTTTAAACAAGTTCACTAATTCTCCCTCGTCCAAATCAATTTCCTCATCTGATCTGTTAGCAGGGGCAACTGGCTCGTCGGGACTTAGATCGAGTCCTACTTCATCTGCAATTTCTTCTCTATCCAGTTCAAATTCTTCTTCGCCTTCTTCTGTTTGAGCGGCGGCTATAATATCGTCCAAGTCAACTTCGACTATTTCTTCCTCTCCCTCCATGGAGGGAACATGAGCCATCGGAACTTGTTCCAACGCTGTGCTTTCCATTTCCTCTTCCTCGGCTCCGAGGTCCTCGGCTCCGAGGTCGAATTCTTCGTCTTGTTCTAGAAGCTTACTCACTGCTTCTTTGACTTCTTCTGAGTATTTTTCTACTACTTCTGCTTCGGCACTCTTCATCGCTGCTTCACGGAGAGACTTTGCATCAACAATCGCTTGTTCTAACATATTTGACATAGATGTACCCCTTAAGGATGGTAAATATCAAAGTAAATAGTATATTGAGCCACTAATGGAACTGAATTAATTATGAATGCCGCTGATTCCGGAACCAGTTAGGGCAAACATTTGCTCTCGCCCAATACCCGTAAGCTCTGCATACAGTTCGTATTTACCATTATTTGCTGTTGGATTAGAGATAAAAATTTCAGTACACTTTACATCAATATCTAGTTTATCTTTTGTTGTTGGTAGCGTGAAAAAACAGGCTGTCTCAGCCACACGAGCAGATGCAGTGGAGTGAAAATGCACCCTCAAATCAACATCAGCCATGTTCTGAATAATAACTCTTTTTGTTACATTTGGAAACACAATCCTATCTTCAACGTCTTGGTCGATATCTAAGTTCCCTGTCATAAAGGGCTTTCCTGATACTTGGTAAGATCCTACGCTAGATATTCCGGGTGATCTATTATAAATCCCGCCAAAAGATCCGCTGTCTGCTGGTGCTGCCATTTATCTACTCCTCTTCTTGTGCCTTGGGGCTGTTGTAAGTAGTCTTTCTCTTTCCTTATTAGTCTTTTCGATTAATCTTTTTCTATTTCGTTTGCGTTCTGCCCTTACAACAGTTGGCTTTTTAAAGTATCTTCTTTCTCTCACCTCTTCTAAAATTCCATCTCTTTTTACTTTTTTTATAAATTTGCGAATCATTCTCTCGGCATTGTCTCCGCACTCATGAGCACTAACGGTCAAGATGGTAGTAATGGGGCGAGACTTCTTCTTAAAGTTTCTGTTTCTTTTCATTTCACGGGTCCTTTCGCTAAGTTAGCCCAACTGCCAAGTCCTGGGATATTAGATATATCTACACCTGGGTCATCGGGTGAAACGCCAGCCAGAGGTCCTCGTCCGTCGCTTGACGGGGCTGGTCTCGTTCCCTCAAAAAGCTCCGGGTTAGAAAATTTCTTCTTGGCGTCTTCATATGAATTGCTCGCTATTGATGCGAGTACTTTTTTTCTATTTTCTGTCTTTATTTGAGGTGCTCTTGGCGCTGCAATATTATTCTCCTGAACTATAGTCGAGCCCTGAAGTCCTTGGGCTACTTCTGTTATTATTCCAGAAAGAACGCCCTCTTCAAAGATGACCTCCTTCACGCATTCTTTAATTATATTTTTAAGTTCCGATTTTTTCATTGTTTTCTTTCTTGCGTTTTACGCACCCATTATATAGTATATGTAAACATCCAAAGCGCCGGCATCCAAATTGTTCATCATGCCGCTGCCGTCATCAATATTGTGAAATTTAACGGTCAAAGCGGCAGTCAACTTTGCACCGAGCCCTGCGGTAATAGGAAATATTTCTGTAACACCGGCAGAATATGGCACATCACTACCGCCGGCACCAGTCCGAGCAATCATAGTTTGACTTGCGAACTGAATAACTTGTGTGTTACCATTGTAAAGACCGAAATCGACCACGGACATAGCTTCTGACCCATTATCTCCCGCAGCAAACGTTTGTGTAGTGTCAAATACTATCTTTGTGAGGATAGCGTTATCAGGTATTGTTACCCCAAGTGAGACAGGTGTACCACTTAGCGGCCAATCATTACTATCAAGCGTTGCCTTAGCGATTCTTTCCACAATTGCCCATTCGCCGTCGCTTGCTTCGGAAGTTACGGAAGCATCTAAAAGATTTAATTCGGCAGGAGTACTTGTTATTGCAGTTCCACCAACAGTAATTGATCCAGAAACTTTTATATCTTCGGCGATTATGTTCCCGAGGAATGTAGCTCCTTTTGAAGATGAGAGTGTGCCTGAAAGTTGTAGAGATGTTCCATCTTCATTCAGTGTCAAATTTCCAAGAGTAGCCCCGTGGGAAGAAGATACTACACCCGCAACACTGAGCAATGCCGTAGGGCTAGTTGTTCCAATGCCGACCTTCCCATCTCCCCTGATCCGTATCCTTTCGGCGACTGATGCCCCTGTACCTAGAGCCAAATCATTATTAGTCCCGCCACCACTACTTTCATCTCCCAAGAATTTTACATAGGCCCCGACAGTCCCAGCCGACCCTTGAAATTGAAAAGTGCTAGCATCAGCGTTATTGTCTCTCTTTACTGTAACTGTCGGAGCGTCCCCGTAGAGTTGAAGATTGCCACGGACATCCAACTTTTCGTCAGGAGAAGTAGTTCCGATTCCAACATTCCCGGCTTGCTCTATTGACATTCTTGTGTTGCTATTGGTTTTAAATGTGAGGTTGTCGTTGCCATAATCATTAAAGACAATCCACTTTCTTGTGCCGTTCTCATATAATTCAAGACCGGGATGGCTGTCTGTAATGCCATCGATTTTAATTCTGGCGTCGTTTCCCGAAACCATAAGATTGCCGCCAGTGACGTGCAATAGCTCGGCTGGGCTGTCTGTTCCAATGCCCACCCTAGAATTTCCAGCATCAGCATACAATAGTGTGCCGGTCGCCGCATTCTTCACATGTAAATCGAGATTATGTCCCCCATTATTTATATGCATATAAATAATGGGGGACATAATCTCGATTTACATGT